TGATTTATAAGATAAAGCTAAAGAGGGAAGAAAGAAATAATGCCGCACGGCCACTCAGCAATAGATAATTTAATAGCCCTGTCTACTTTGAAGACGTATCAGGCTGGCGGCCCTGTTGATAAAGATACGATGCTCGGCTTATTTGCCAGCAAAGTTCTTGGGAAAGATGTGCCAACGTCTTTAACTGCTGGGCAATTACCCCCACTATCTACAACTGGTAAGATAACTCCAGAAAATTTAAGTGATGTGTGGTCTTCTCTTAATCCACCATTGCCAGAAGGCACGGAAGCACCGGGCCTAGGGTTTGCTGAGGCTATGGGCCCGTTGGTCTCCCCTAAGAATGTCGGTGCTGTTATGAAACGAGTGACCGGTTTAATGAGTCGTTATCCAAAAAGCACCGTGCAAAAGGGTATGAATGAATTATTTGGCTATTTGGGTAAGACAAAGGCTTTTAAGGGGCAGATGGCAAGGACACCATTTTCGGGCAAGATGTTACAGCATTATTTTACCGGCAAGGGGAAACAGCTTAGTTATAGAGCTCCAAGGGTGTTGAGAAATGATGCTGAATTGGTAATCCATAGCAATATAGCGCGGCGCGGCGGCGGCGGCACCGCCAGCCGCCCGGGCCCTGCGGGGCGGTGGTCGATGGATAAGATAAAAAAAGGTAAGACCATGAATTTAACTTTGCCAGAGAGCGCTGCGGCTGCGGATGTGCGGAGTGCTTTGGGCACATCAACTGTAAGGGCGACAAAGGTTTCAGATGATGTTTTAAGGGTGCAGCATCACGATACATATAACTTTAAGCCAAATTATGACCCGGGTAAAAATTGGAGTTTTAATGCAGAAATTCCTGAAAAAATAGCTAATAGATTACCAAATTTTAGGATGATGCCAACCACTGGTGAGGCAATGCGAGGTTATGACGTGGGAAGTAAAAGCCCATTAGTTGGTTCCGCTAGGCCATTATTAGATTTTAATAAGATTGGCTATAGCAAATCATTTGACGACTTGGCTCACCCCGGTTTTAACATAAAGAGACCGGGCAACCCAGTGAATGTAAGAATATCTGGTGTTGATGCTGTTTTTCCAAAACTTGGGCTGGGTAAACCATTTACTTCTTTGAGTAAACCATATTATTATAACTTTTCAAAGAAAAAGTTTGGCGATACAGTGAGGTCGGTTAGATAGTGCCCAATAAAGCAGCCAAGGCAAGGAAGCGTTTAAGGAAAACATTAACAATTGAAAACAAAAGACGTAAAAGAGGAATTATCAAGGCGAGAAAGATTGCCCGGAAAGAAAGGGAAGAATCAGAAGATAGAGACGTTTAGCGTTATCCCGCCCCCGGAAGAGATGGCTCGACGGGATGAGATACTTGCTAAGTCATATCAAGACCTGTTATTCTTCGGAAGGGCCTTTCTACCCAAAGACTTCATGTATAAGAGTGCTTCGCCCTCTTGTCATTATACCGTATCTAAAAGACTTATCTCAACCAAACCCGGTGAGCGTATCTGTATTATACTTCCTAGGGGTTTCGGCAAGTCTATTCTATCCAAATCAGCTATCTTACATAAACTTTGCTTTGCTGGTGAGGACGACCAGAACTTTATTGCTTGGGTGTCGGAAGAACAGGGTCAGGCCATTGACCACTTAAAATACCTGAGATACCACTTAGAAACCAATAAGACCATTAAATACTACTTTGGCAACATGGATGGCGGTACTATGGGCAAAAGGTGGACGGAGAAAGATTTAGTGACCCCCAAGGGCGATAGAATCATAGCCAAAGGTACAAGCCAGCGTCTAAGGGGGCGTGCTGAGGTGGATGTGAGGTATACGGGTATCATCTTGGATGACTTTGAATCTGAATTAAATACAAAGACACCCGAAAGAAGGTCTGAGATTAAAAAGTGGGTTGTATCTACAATCTATCCTGCTTTAGAGGAGTCGCCCGGTAATGAGGGCTGGATATGGCTGGCGGGTACTATTGTTCATTATGATAGTTTCTTGCAGATGACATATGATGGATATAAGAAAGCCAAGAAGGATAGCCGCCCATATCCGTGGGATGTCTTCTTTCACCGTGCGGTAGAGGATGGAGAGGCCCTGTGGCCCGAACAATTCCCGCTTGCTAAGTTAAAACATAAGAAACAAGAGTTTATTGAGGCTGGTTTAGTAAACAAGTATGCTCAGGAGTATATGAACGATGCTCGGGACATATCCAACGCAGCCTTTAAGATAGATAGAATACAGCACTATAGCGGCGAGCGGAAGCTTATGAATGGTTTTAATTACCTTATGGAGGAGGATGAGGTCATTCCTATCAATATTTACCTCGGTGTTGACCTTGCAGCCACAGCTACCGCTACTTCAGACTTTCAGGTGATACTGGTTATGGGGATTGATTCAAGGAACAATCGTTATGTACTAGAATACTTTAGAGAAAGAATACCAACATTTGATGTGCCAGCTAAGATTATAGAGCTGGCTAAGAAATATAGCCCCGTAAAGCGGGTTACCATTGAGACCGTGGCAGCACAGGAGATGGTCAGGGACATGGTTACTCGTATGAGTGCCAATGAGAAAAGACTAATGCCGGGGATATTTAAGGGTGTCAAGCCACCGGGTAGGATAAAAAAGGAAGATAGGCTGGAAACAACACTTGGCCCTATCGTTAATTCTAAAAAGCTTTTCATACAAAGAAACATGACTGAGATAGTCGATGAGTTCTTTGAACACCCGAAACCTCGGAATGATGATATTATGGATGCTTTATACTATGCGGACTACTTTGCAAGGGCACCCAAGTCACAAGCCACAAGCAAAGAGGGTTTTGCAAACAGTAAACGCAAGGAGAGGCTGCTGCCCAGACTTAAAAAATACAACTGGATGACTGGTGCCAGAAATTAATTATTTAATTGTTGTGTCTATTGTCAGTCTCTTCGTATATTCCGAAGGTGTTAAGTGCAACTTAACCAAACTGTTTATAAACATACTTAAAAAAGCTATTAATCCACATACCATATGGCTAAAAGAAAAAGCAGGTTCCCCAGTTACGGTTTAGTACGGGGGGCTTCTCACGCACAAGGCGGTGTCGACGGCATGGTTGCCGGCGAACAACCCGTTGAACTCGAAGGCGGCGAATGGATAATACCCAAAGAAGCCGTTCCTGACTATTTACCCGTTTTAAAACAAATTACCAACGAAGGCCGTGCCATGCAGCAGATGGATAATGGCAATACGGCTATGGATGCTTTAATTGCCCAAGCCTCTTTACAAACCGGCTTCACTAAGCCTAAATCCCCCATGTATCAAGAAGGTGGTAATGTTTTAAAGCTTAGAACGGATACTTACACACCTGAAGAAGTCGCACAATTAGACTCTATAGCTGCTTTGGTGGATAATCTTAATGCTAAATGGGTAGAAGATTACGGTGGGGGTTATCAATCTCAGATGGCTAGATATGGTTATCCAAATTATGGGCTTCCAGAAGAAGCACAAACAGCGGATAAAGGCCGTTGGCCTAGTAAGAGATGGCTTAGGAAAAGTAAGGAAGCCAGCGAAGCGTTTGAAAGAGATAAAGAAAAGGATTTGAAAAAGATAGAAGAAGTTGAGGCTTCGATGCAGAAAGTTCCTATGAAATCAATAGACCCTTCTGGAAGGTGGGGACATACGCCCGCAGAGCACTTATGGTCACTTATAGAAGGTCAAGGAAATACAGCTTTTCCGGGGCTTCGGTTAGATGAAGTTGAGCAGCCAAGATATCAAGAAGGTGGGAGGGTGGACTCTTACCAAGCCGGTGGTCAAGCGTTACCTCGCAAGCAGCAAGAATTAAGAAATCCTGAAGTATATGGCCCACCAGTTCCTACAAGTATAGATAGTGTTTTAAAACAGATAATGATGAGGGACGTTAATCAAAGTATTAACCCGTTCACGGGAGACACTATTAATACCGTTTTAGACTCTATTAGATTAAAACAACAAATGGACAAGTCCAAGATGCCTAGAGCTGGTCGCAAAAAGATGAGGCAGGGTGGCCCTGTAATGTATGCGAATGGTGGTCAAATTGGGGCGGGACAACCGTTAGAGAGAATGGGCCCCGAGAACATGGGAGAGGTGACAGGTATGCCGCAACTTGGTTCTATAAGCCGCCCTGAGTTTGAGGCGATAATGGAGTATGGAGGGTCGCCTCAAGCTAGTGACTCTTTAATGGCAGCCGCGGGTCAAGATAAGAGAGTTAAGCCGGTAGATAAATATATCATTTCTGGTGGCAAAATGCAAGCAAAAGCCCAGCTTGAGATACCAAAGCTATCTACAGCGTATCTTCCATCTTTTGGAATGGAAACACCATTGTCTAAAAGGCAGCAAGCCGCTTTGTTTAGAAAGGGGATAGCACCCCAAACTTTAAATCCACAGGTTAAGGGTTTAATTAACAGAGCTTTAGTGCAGCGACTAACCAATGAGGATGATTAATGGTATTGGACACAGATAAAAGAGCGGAATATAATCAGTACCGATTGGGATACAGAAGCCAGATATGATGTAGACTTTTATCATGGGAATCATTTTACCAGTGAAGAGGTAGATGAGTTGCAGTCCCGCAATCAAGCTGATGTGCCAATGGATAGAATTGGGCCAGCTATCGAAAAATTTAAAGCAGTTTTAACTTCCAGACCACCGGCCTTTACGATGACCCCCAGAGAAGACTCTGATGTAAAGGTTGCTTCTGTATGGAGAACAATAATGGGATATGTTTGGGGGAACTCAAATGGGGACTGGCAGTTGAAACAGGCTATTCACGATTATGCCACTACCGGCATGGGGTATTTATATGCTTATATAGACCCTGAATCAGATTTCGGTAGAGGCGATGTCAAGTTCACTTACGTCAATCCGTTCAGGGTATATGTCTCTCCGAATACTCGCAATAGATGGTATGATGACGCCGAAGGTGTTATCCTCTCTACAATCCTCACGGGTGAACAAGTCGTCAGCCTCTACCCAGAATTAGGCGAACAAGAAAATCCAGAAACAGGAGAAAAAGAATTAGGAATCATCCAAGACCTTGACACTTATTTAGAGGAAGATTACCCCGATGCTATGAATAGCAACGGTAAGAAGGTCTTTACCCCCGCAGAGGCGAAGGATTTAGATTACTTTGAAAGAAGTAAATATCAGATTTTAGAAAGATTTTACAAGGTAAAGGTTGACTTTTACCGTGTGATAGATATGCAGACTGGTGAAGAGGCTGTCTTTAGTGAGGATGAGTACCAAGAGTTTCTGGAAAATAACCGTGAGCAGTTAGAGGCCAGCCAATATGAAGTTATTCCAGTTAAACAGACTCGGGTTAAAGTGTGTGCAAGTATTGGTCAAATCGTTCTCTATGAGACCATCCTTAACACCGACCAGTATCCAGTCGTACCTATCCCAAATTTATTTACAGAGACACCTTATCCAAAGTCAGATGTATCGAGGGCTCGTCCAATGCA